CACCTGTTAGATCCAAACCATTCCCAACACCCAAGAACCAATTCTCTCCATTATTATCTGTAGCAATTACTGCAAGTCTGTTTTTTCCCAAAAGAACGATTTCGTTTCTGGTGTTTACCTGCAATTTGTTAAGGATAATTTCGAGAGTCTGAGCATAGAAAATAGTACCATTCTGCACGTTAGTATTTACAGCCTCAGCGAAGTTGGAAGATTCTTTTACAAGATCGTACTTGTAGAATCTCTTGGTAGAATCCATAGTCAAAGTAGTTACTACTCCTGCTGCTATGGTTACTGTAGCCAAATCTTCATAAGGTGCAAAGTACACTGCGGTTAAACCGCCTACGCTATCTTTGCAATCAAGCGTATAACTTTGAGTTAAGGCACAAGGCATATTTTATTTATTTAATAAGTGAAGGGGAAGACGCCACCATCTTCCCCGATTTTATTTAGGCTGCTGCTTTCTTCCAGAAAACTACTTCGTCAGGGAATGCAACCTGTACACCGAATTTGAACTCTACTACGAATCTCATTTCGTCTGCCTCTTTTGCATAGAACAGTTCGAAGCGATCTTGCTCATTCAAAAGGTCAGTACCTAAGTAAAGGTTAGACATAGATAAAGCGAATAAAGTATCTGTTGCATTAAGACCATTAACACCTATCAACTTGATGTTTGTTCCAGGTACTACTAGTTCCATGTTCACCGCATCTACAGGGTAGTGGAATAGGTTGGAATCTCTCAAGGCAATCACATACTCTCTGAAAGTATCGTTACCGCAGAAGATTACTAGATCTGACTTGTCCAAAAGGGCAGCAGGAATAGCAGCGAACGTTTCGTCTACAGCCTGCTCAACATTTGATTTAGTCAAAGTAGTTAAGTCGGAAGTGTTTCCCTTTACAGGATCACCTGATCCACCAAAACCAAGGGCATCAATGATAGTACCAATACCCATGAACTTGTTTAGTTGAGCATCTCCTGAAGCAGTGTTGCCTGTCCAAATTGCAGTCTCCAAAGCAGCACCAATACGCTCTACTTTCTGAGCAGAATATTCTGCTGCATAAGCCATGTAGTCATAGCTAGATCCTTCTCTCAAAGCCTTCTGAGTGTACTTAGCTTCGAATACCTTAGGGCAGATAGATTCTTGAATCTTGATCTTACCTACGGTCAAAGTTCTTTGAGTGATAGTAGTAGTTCCTGAGGATGAAAATCCACAAGTTCCACCCGCTTGGAATACCGCATCAGTAGTCATGATGTTGATAGTCTCTGCGGATTTGATACCTACTTGTACGTTACCGAATTGCTCGATAAGGGAAGCAGTTTTTGCTGAGAAGATAGCAGCTGAAGTCAACTGCAATTCGTTCTCCTTTACATAGTTAGTTAATGCTGAAAGGTCTAATGCCATTGTCGTTTATTTTTTAAGTGTTGAAAATGCTTTTTGAAGGTTGTTATACCTATCGTTTTTTTCTGTTTTTAATTGCTTAGCAAATTGGTTAGGAGCAGTAATTGCTTTGTCGCTTGGCTCTTTTGCAAATGATTCAAGAACTTCAGCAGATAGTTTCACTGCTTCTTTCACATCTTCTGCTTTTTCTTCCATCGCCTTAACTTTTGCGCTTAGTTCTTCTACCTTTTTTTCAAGGTATCCCATCGCCTCTTCAAATTTGGCCATAGCCTCATCCTTTTTAGGCTCGTCTTCTGCTGGTACTTCCGCTGCTTCGATTTCGATTTCTACCTTTGGCTCACCGCTTTTAACCTCAGCTATTTTACCTGCTTCAGTAACGATAACGATTTCACCACTTTCAAGTTGATGCTCTCCAACCGGTGCAGGGATCTGAACCCCATCTTCACCGATTACGAAAATATCACCTGCCTCAAGATCGTAGGCTACCATAGTGCCATCTACTAGCTTACCTTCTACCAATGCGAAGGCTGCCTTCTTTTCTGCTTCTGTGAAAAGCAAGTTTTTAATTTGCACAAGTGCTTCTTTTGCGTTCATAATTGTAAATATTTAGTTAGTTAATTTTGTTCAACTTGACTTAAAATTTTAAAAATCTGTGACATGATTTGTTCTTCTTTTTGCACGATCATTCCTGCCTTTTCGTAACGGAATAAACCCTCCACACTGAAGCCTTTGAA